AGAGCAGAAATCTGGATCGCCCACAACTCAACTCTCATCAGGGGGGGCACCTCACCAACACCGCTAACTCACTAGCAGCGGCAGGCGTTGACGGACTATCAGCGGCAGAGATCGCTTATCTCTGCACCTCTTATGAGGGATGGACTCATGCCACAAACCGCTACTACTCCAACCCTAAAGCAAAGCGACTGTCCTTCACTATGAGAGGGAGGGCATAGGGCCCCCCCCCTGCCGTGCTACACTAAACCCACCACCAACAGAAATCAATGCTTCGCCCTAACACTCGCCAAACTAAAGGTCAACTCTCCAAGGGGGATGGATGCTTGACTGGTACCTGCCCACTCAACGGATCGGCAGGCACAGGTCGCGCCTTTACCATTACCCCACAGACAGGATTGGGCAGACAATGGACAGGTGACAAGACCGCCAACGCTGCTAGATTTGCAAAGCAGATCAGAGCAGACAGAAGGGCAGATGCTGCTGATCGTGCCGCTGGGCTCTGCCCCTTGGCGGTCTAGGGGACAGTTGATGAGCTGTCCCTTCTAGGGACAGTTGACTGTATATTATAACGATATCGTGATGATGCCGAGCGCCGAGCGAAAAGTCATGGGTCCCTCCAACCTACAAACCTTTGAAAACGCTCAAGTGATTTCGAATACATATTAAAAATTTTCCGCCAGAAAAAATGACTGAAAAAACCTTAACAACGCAAACCACAAGAAAAGAAGAGTTTCATTATATCTACATAGTATTGCGAGAGCTTTGGAGAATGTGGTGGAAGAAATAAGTTATGTTATAGTAGATGAGAGTATATTTGTGATATATGCTTTTAGCACGTTAGGTAGACAATTAAATATACAGTATCACACTTACCCAGAATTTCTTCATGGTAGATCTAGATGTAGTTCATGGTTACCTCCAAATAAAATTATTATAAAACGATAATATATAACTTACACACTCATTTTAAGATATGAAATATATCAGCACAATTGAATATAATGATGGAAATGACGAATATATATTACCGATACCCGAAGAGTTGTTAGAAGCTTTAGGATGGGTTGAGGGTGATAATTTAAAATGGGAGTATGCAGATGATTCTATTTTACTGAGTAAAACAAATGACTGAATTCGGATATAAGATTATTGATAAGAATGGAAATCTAATAGAAGATAAACTTTTTGAAGATTTTGATTCAGTAGCAGACTATATGTTAGATGCAGCTGACAAGTGGTATTCTGGGTTACAGGATTCTACTGATGTTATGAGTTTACAACGCAGAGAAAATGGCACTGTAGTTTTCGAAGACACTAATAGTTTTGGAATTGAAGATGATGCATTTAGAAACCACGGATCAGAAGATATCGAAGTTGTTGATGATCATACAACAACAGGAGAATCGAATACAGTATTTGGAGAAACGTATAGCGAAGATTCCTGATCCATTTTCGATTAGTTATAGACCACCTGGACAAGACTATAAAAGTCTTCCTGATGCTTTAGATTCCGTATGCAATCGACTAAATAATCTAGAAGAAAAGACAAGAGAGCCGAGAGTATGCCACCAGCGTCTAGAATGCAAGATAGCGTAAATACTGGGCATGGGTGTAGCACAATGACAACCATCCTTCAAGGGTCTTCTAATGTCATTATAGAAGGTCTTGGCGCTGCATATCAAGGTGCTGCATTAACACCTCATACTATTACAAATCCAGCGCCATTACCAGCACCTCCATGTATACCACACACAGCAAAAGTTAATGTTGGTAGTAGCACAGTAAAGGTAAATGGAAAACCTTTAGCACGAATTGGTGATTCTGCAGATGCTGGTAGTATTATATCTGGTGCAAAAAAAGTAATAGCAAAATGAAAGAAATAGAAGTCCATATAAATGAATGGATTGAGAAAATTTCTAAATTGCAACCAGAATTAAATGGCTTTTCGATTTGCCCGTATGCAAAGTCTGCAAAATATACTATCATTCATTGTAGAGTAGAAGATATTATACCAGTTGCAGATTACGAGGTTGTTTTTTATGTGGTTGAAAACTATCTAGATTTGCAAACTATCCAATATTGGGTAAAATTTTACAATCAATTGTATACTCAATACATATTTTTGGAAGACCATGCAGATTATGACACTTACATCAATGGCATTCAAACAAATAATGGCAAGTATAATTTAATTTTAATGCAAGATTTACAGAAATTACGAAACAGTAGAGAAATTTTGAGTAATACTGAGTATTATACACATTGGAGTGATGATATGTTAAGAGAAGTATTAGCGAATGATTACGAGATAGTAAAGAAATCGGGATAGCAACCCCGTAAAAAGTTCTGTTTAACTTTTACAAGAAAAACAGATGGCAAAAAAACAGATTCCAGACAACGTACCTTCGATGATGTCTGAAGATTTTGGCACCACGGTATTAATTACTGATCCGAGGTCTGACGCTTTACTAGAAAGATCACGTAAAATGAAATATATGAAACCTCCGAATCGTTTAGAAAAATGGTGTGGAGGTAAAGATGGTTTCGATGATTACGCTGAGTGGCTATAATCGCGTCTCCGTCATATATGTGTGATAAATATAGTAGACTTATAGTGGTATTTAATGTCCACATTCCAAACTTTTAAAGATATAAGTGTAGCATTTGGTGCTCACCCAAACACAAAAGATTTAGTTGTGGTTAAAAACGAAACTGCTATTAAAAATGCCTTACAAAATTTAATTTTGACAAAAAGAGGTGAAAGACCTTTTAACTCAAATTTAGGTAGTAGAGTAACTGAGTTACTTTTTGATTTATTAGATTATGGTACTGCTGCTTCTATAAGAGACGAAATTATCTTATTAGTTAATGATTATGAGCCTCGTGTAAATCTATTAGATGTTATTGTCACACCAGATGATAGTAACAACGCTTTTGAGGTTTATATAGAATTTGAAATTATTGGTAGAGAAATTGAAGGGGCACCTACATCAACAGAATTTCTTTTAAAGAGAACGAGATAATCAATGCCGTATTCGCAGTTAAATCAATTAGATTTTAACAATATAAAAAATTCGCTCAAAGAATATTTGAGAGCGAATTCGGAATTTAGCGACTATGATTTTGAGGGTAGTGCTTTAAGTAATTTATTGGATATTTTGGCGTATAATACTTATTATACTGCATTTAATACAAACATGGTAGCAAACGAGATGTTTCTCGATTCTGCTACGTTAAGAGATAATGTTGTTGCAATCGCTAAGCAATTAGGATATAGGCCAAAATCTGCTACTGCATCACAAGCAACAGTAAGTGTTAGGCTTAATTATACTTCACCAAACAAACCAAACACTGCGATTATACGTAGAGGTAAGGCATTTACATCATTTTTTGATAATGAGGTATATCAGTATTCATTATTAGATGATGTAAGAACGCCAGTTAACAATGGGGTTGCATTTTTTGAAAATGTGACCATTTATTCTGGCACCATTGTTACTGATTACCATACAGTGCAGACTGCACTAAGAAATCAAAAGTTTTTATTAAAAAATCAAAATATTGATACTACTACGATTAGAATAAAAATATTTAGATCTGCTCAATCTTCATCGTTTGAGTTGTATGATTATGCAGAAAATATTTTAAATGTAAATCCAAATAGTAAAATTTTCTTTCTAACCGAAATTGAAGATGAAAATTACGAAATTAAATTTGGTGATGGTGTATTTGGAAGAAAATTACTAGATGGAGAATATATAGAAATTTCATATTTGACTACTTCAGGACCAGAAACAAATGGCGCAAGAATATTTTCTTTTAATGGAGTGGTAGAGGATTTAGAAACTACAAATAACAGTTTAAATGCATATAGTATTAATATTGGGGAAATAAGTCTTATTTCCGCTTCTTCTGGTGGGGAATATTCCGAAAATTTAGAAAGAATTAAGTTTAATGCGGCAAAAAATTACGCAACTCAAGATAGAGCAGTAACAAGTGAAGATTATAAAGCAATTGTGCGCAATTTATATCCATCTGTAGCGGATATTACAGCATTTGGCGGGGAAGAAGATGATCCACCCGAATATGGTGTTGTTAAAATTGTAATCAAACCAAAATATTCTACTATGTTATCGTCATTTACTAAAAATGATCTACAAAAGAAGTTGAAAAAGTATTCGGTTGCTTCTGTAACTCCAAAAATTGTGGATCCTTCAATATTATATGTTGAGCTAACTTCTAGAGTATTTTACGATACGAATAAAACTACATATAAATCAGATAAAATTCTTTCATCTGTTATTAAAAATATTGAAGATTATATTGTTTTATCGGATACAGAAAAATTTGATGGTAAATTTCGATATAGTAAATTTGTTGGGGTGATTGATGACGCAGAAACGTCTATCAAATCAAACTTGACCACCATTATGTTGAGAAAAGATTTTTATCCAGAGATTAACTCTAAATTTTATTATGAAATTTGTTACAAAAATCCATTTTTAATCGATGATTTACCTGTAATAAGTAGTAGTGGATTTATTATAAGAGAATTTTCGCAATATACTGTTTATATTGAGGATAGAAAAGGTAAAATGATACTTTATAGATTAGATAGTATTACAGGGGAAAAAATTGTTGTAAATCCTAATCTAGGTAGTGTTGATTATGGAAAAGGTGAAATAACGATGAATAATTTGATTATATTAAAAGGATCGTTTCCTGATGAAAAAATAGAAATCAGAGTAAAACCAGCTTTAAACGATATTGTGTCTTCCAGAGAAATGTTTCTGGATGTTGATATTACTAACAGCAAATTCACTATTATTCAAGAGTAATTAGATGGCAACCATTCAAAAAAGAATTTCCACACTAGTTAATCAACAACTACCTGAATTTATTTCAGGAGAATATCCAAAATTTGCTTCGTTCTTGCAAAAATATTATGAGCAATTAGAATTAACTGGACAACCACTCGATATTATTCAAAATTTAACAAAATATAATGATATCGATACTTATGAAAAAGATATATTATCAGAATTTACTATACTAACATCAAATGTTTCTGCTACTGCATCTACAATTCAAGTAACAGACACATATGCATTTCCAGAAACAAATGGATATGTAATGATTGACGATGAGATTATTTTTTATGCGTCAAAAACATCTACTTCTTTTTTAAATTGCAAAAGAAATCTTAGTGGCACAACTAAATTAGGTGATTTGTATAACGCTTCTGTTTATAAAACCGTAGCATCACACGATTTAACTACAGGATTTCAACATATAGGTGGAGAGCAAGCTTTTAATATTAGTAATTTGTTTTTATATGCTTTTGTAAAAAATTACGAATCCGAATATCTAGCATCTTTTCCAGAAGAATCATTAAAACCAGAAGTAGATAAAAGAACTTTAATCAAAAATATTAAACAATTTTACAGAGCGAAAGGAACGGATCAATCTATTGAATTTATTTTCAATTCTATAGTTGCACAAGAAGCTTCTGATATTCCATCAATTTATTATCCAAAAGACAATACACTTAAGACTTCTACTTCAAATTGGATTAATAAGTATGCGCTAAGAGTAAAAATTATCTCACAAATTAACCCAAATGATATTCCACTACTTATTGGGCAAAAATTAATTCAAGAAGAAGACATTTTTAATTCAAATATTAAAAACAGTTTTGGAATTATTGATAATATATTATTTTTAGGCAATTATGACAATGAAAGTATATACGAAATAGTAATATCTCCTAATAGCATTGTTGGAGAATTTCAAGTTGCACAAAAAACATTTTTAACAAAAAGATTATCTCCTTCTTCCACCACTGATAATAGAATTAACGTTTTTTCTACTACTGGATGGAGAAATGTTAATGGAAAACTAAAAATTGGCAATGAAATCATTTCATTTAAAGATAAAAATGTAAATCAATTTATTATTGAAAATAGAACTGGCAATGGAGACTATCCAGTTAATACTCCAGTATATAATTATTCAAATTTAACTGCAGAATATGAAAAAAATGGTAATATTGAAAAAACAACATTTTTAGCCCTTGGTGTATTGTATAGTGTTAAGGCATCTAGCAACATTCCATATTCATCAGAAGGAGATGTAATTCAAATAAGTGATACTGGATTCGAAACTAGAAATCCTATTATTTTTAATAAAGCAAATTCTTCTATTAGATGGGATATTAATAATAATTACACTACTAGTAACATTACAGGACTGACAGAAACATTAATTAATATTTCTGCCATTTACGAAGATGATCAATATTATTATATTGCATCATCTGGATATCCAGAATATAGCATTGGAAATTTCGCAAATTTATCACCAAAAGATCAAAAGCATCTTAAATTAATCAAAAAAGAATCTGTCAGAAATACAGAATTGTATTATACTGATACCAGAGACATTGGAATCTTTTTAAATGGTGTTTTAGCATACGGGTATAAAGATTATTACGAAAATGATGTTATTTTTGGTGGAATAACAAATATTAGTATAAATCAATCAGGAAAAGGATATGCAAATGCTCCTTATGTGCTAATTAGTGGAGATAAAGGAGCTAGCGCAAAAGCAATATTATCTGGTGATGTTGTAGAAAAAATAGAAATTATATTTCCAGGCGAAAAATATGAAGTAAATCCAAATGTAACTATAACCTCTGGAAGAGGCGCAGTTATCGAAGCTACAGTAACTAAAGATAAAGTAACTCAATTAACTATAGTTAGTCCAGGAGAATATTATTCAAGTCCGCCTCGTATTATTATTACAGATAAATTAGGTTATGGAAGACTTGCTGAATATACTGCAATTATCTCATCTGATGGAAAATTAATTGGAACAAATAAAATTACAGAAGGAAAATTTTATAGTCAAGAAAATATAGAAGTAATAATATTACCCATTGGTGTTGGCGCTACGGCAACTGCGTTTACTAAAAGATGGAAAAAAAATAGATACGAAATACTAAAAAATAATATAGATTCTAATAGTGGATATCTTTTCGAAAATATAGAAAAATCTTTTGGATATGGATATGCACATATAGGAAATCCAATATCATTGAGGAATATTTTAGGAGACACAGATAGTAGTAGACATTCTCCTATTTTGGGGTATGCGTATGATGGAAACCCAATTTATGGTCCTTTCGGATATACGAATCCAATTAACCCTAATTCTCTAATAAAAAGAATAGAAACTAGTTATCGTTTAAATACTTCTCGTGTAGGTGGTCCATTAATTACACAATTTCCTTTGGGATCATTTATAGAAGATTATAGATATCAACATAGATTTGGTGATGTGGATGAAAATAATGGAAGATATTGCATAACTCCAGATTATCCTGATGGTGTTTATGCATATTTTTTAACAGTAAATCAAAATAATGTTTCTGTGTTTCCGTATATTTTAGGAGATAAGTATTATTCACTTCCAGTAGAATCTAATTATACGAGTAATGTTAGTCAGATTAATATACCTTTAAATGCTAGAAGATTAAGAACACAATCTATTCCAAAAAATGGTGTTGGTGCTTCCGCTATTATAGAAACAACCAAAGAAGGAAATGTTTCTTCTGCTATAGTAACAGCATCTGGAAATACTTTTTCTGTTGGATGTAATGTAATTGTAGATAATACAGGAACGAATGGAAATGGTTGTGTTGCCCAAGTTTCTTCGTTAAAAGGAAAAAATATTTTATCAATTGAATCAAATCAAACAAAAGCTATAAAAATTGAATCAAAATCCCCTGTATATTTTTATGATACTTCATTAATCACACAAGAAAATACTAATGCAACTGGTCTAGTAGTTGGTGATATATTTTCATCCAGTAACTTTGTCTTAAGAAATGTAACTGGTAATTTTAATATTTTTGATAAAGTAAATTCCAGTATACAAGTTATAAATTTAATCGTAGATACTGCCTCATTTTATACTGATCAATCTATTATCAAATTAACAAACGGAAAAGAAGTAACTATTTTATCAATTAATAATAATATTTTACGTGTTGCGTTTAATCAATTTGCAAATGGTGACGGTGTTTCTATTGCTACTAATACCAACGGTATTCAGGGAAATAGAATTTATTATGTGATAAATGCAACGACAAATTCGTTTCAATTATCAAGTGTGCCAAATGGTGTTCCTATTAATTTAATTAATGCTTCTACTGTAGGTGTTGTCGTAAATAGTGAAATTGCTCGTGGGATTATATTAGAAAATGTTGCTGCAGGAAATACAGTAAGAGTTAGAGTAATTGATGGCAATTTTATTATAGGAAATTTATATTACTTGAAAAGTAATACTATTGATGACACCATTGGTAGTAAGATATTTAAAATAGATCAATTAAGTAAAAATGTAGAAATTTTTGAAATTGATGATAACATTGCTTTAGTAACTACTGATGCAAATCATAATATAACGGAGAATGATAAAGTAAATATAGACATTATTCCTGATGATGTTGTAACAACAACAAATTATTATGTGAGGAAAAGAATTTATCAAACGGTAAAACTATTTCAACCAACAATTAATACTACTATAAATGATACTGGTATTGGGCTATTAAAAGTTTTAAATACTGGAGATAGTTATTCAAATGGGTTTTCTAGTGTTTTTTCTAATGTAGAATTAATATTTGCAGATCAAACTCGTTGTCGAAATATTAATGATTTACTTGTTTCCCCAGATAAGGCTTTTATTGGGTCTCCAGGCGCAGCAGGAAACGCAAGAGCAACTATAACTGTTATAAATGGAAAAGTATCAGCAACTGGTGTAATAATTACAACCAAAGGAAGTAAATATAAAATTGGTGATATTTTAACTGTATCAAATCAAAGTCTTGCAAGAATTAGTGGATCTCTTAGTAGTTCTTTTTTATACTTAGAAGTTGCTCATGTTGGTTTTGGTAGTTTACAGACAGAATTATTATTAACCGATATCGATGGTATTTCAGTCAATGATATTTTAAAAATAAATGAAGAATTAGTAAAAGTTACCGCAATACAAAGTGCTAGTTTATCTTCTCTGTCTGTAATTAGAGGTGTTTTAAACACTACAAGAACAAATCATTTTACTAACACAACAGTTGTTTCTGATAAATCACAATATAATTTTATTAACGACTATAAAATTGGCGCTTCATCTGGAGATGCTTATATTAAAGCGTATAACTCGGAAAATCAAGAATTGACAGTTGTGTATGATATAAATCAATCTTCAGAATCTATTAATAAATTATCTTTTTCTTTTACATTTTTTGATAATAGTAGCCCAAGAAAATTAGTAAAAATTAATAGCGTAATATCAGAAGCTAATTATAAATTTGAATTTTCCAAATATAATGATTCTGGACCATGGATAAAAAATCCTATTTTAGAAATTCAAAAATATTACAAATATAAATTTATAACTAATCATCCTTCCTTATCTGGTTCTTTCCTAGAATTTTCACCAAGTCAAAATAAAAATATTATTACTACAGAAACAGTTAAAGGAAACACTTTACCTGGATCAGGGACAATAAATTCTTCATATATTGAAATAAAATTAGGATTTGGTAGTGCAACTGCAAATAATACGTACACAACTAAGAAAAATTTAGATTTTGTATCTTACTATTATTACGATAAAGCAGGAATTATAGATTCTGAAAATAAATATCTGTCGGTTATTGACGATCCTTTACAAGGAGATAAAATAATAAATTATGTATCTCCAAAATCTTTCGCATATAGTTTAAAAAGAATTCCCGAATACGATGTTTCGGATCAGGTTTCTGCCTATGTTTCGGGTCAGGTTTCTGCCTATACTACATCTTCTTTATTTTCAGTGGGAGAAATAAATTCTATTTCAATTGATAATCCAGGAAAACTTTATAAAAAATTACCAAGAATTTTTGGTGTTATGCCAAATTTAAATTTTGAGTGTATATCCGAAGTTAATTATGACGAGGATACAAAAAAAATTATATCCATTTTAATAAAAAAATCTGGTAGTAATTATTCAAGACCAGCAGTTATTTTAATTACTACATCAAATAATATTCCAAAATTCAATATTGTAAAAAATAATAATGGAGAAATTATTGCGATAATAATGGAAAAAAATAATTATACTTTTGATGAAAAACCATTAATTTATATTACAGAAACTGACGTTGAAGCATATCTTTCAAGTGATAATATAGGAATACCAAAAAATATTCAAATATCATATAGTGGATCTAATTTTTATAATGATACTTCATTGTCTTCTTTATATACATCACATCAAATATTAACAATTTCAAATTTTAGTGATAACGCATTCTTAAATGGAGAAATTATAAAACAATATGAAAATCAAAATTTAATTGCTGAAGGAAAAATTGCATCTGATGGATATAAAAATGGTATTAACATTCTTAAAATAATTAATGTTTCTGGAGAATTCAAAGCAGGATATTCTATTATAGGAAACATAAAAAGAAATACAGCAAATGTTTCTAAAGTATTTTACAATTTGTTTTCTTCTGAAATTAAATCATATTATGATAATGTCGGATATTATGATACCGATAAAGGTCAATTATCTTCGAGTAGTCAAAAATTAGCAGATTCATATTTTTATCAAGATTATTCTTATGTAGTTAAATCTAAATCTCCAATAAACATTTGGAGAAAATTAGTAAAACAAACTGTGCATCCATCTGGATTTAAGATGTTTGGTGAAGTTAGTATAGAAGCATCTGCTATTATAAGTATGCCAAGGGGGAATAATATCACCTCACATCTTACCGTAATAGAAATTTGGGATGATAAAATTAATAGAGTAAGTATTGAAAGTACAAAAAGAGTTATTACTCAATCTATTTTAAAAATACAAGATACAAATATTCAAAGAGGAGTTGGAAGTGTTTTTGTTTCTGAATCAGATACTTCAGAAATGTTGGCATTCAATTTTAATTTACAGCAATCTTTTGATGGGTATTATAATGAGTCTGGCAATATAGTAGGCAGAAAATCTTTTAACATGATTATTCCAGGAAGTAATGGAATTTTGAATGTCGCCAACGTAAATAATTTAATAATTACAATAGATGGTATTATTCAAGAACCAGGAGTTGCTTTTACGGTTTCCAATTCTACTTTAACATTTGCACGAGCTCCATTAGGAGAAAGAATTGCTAACGGACAAAATATTCAGCAACAAAAATTTGTTGGTAGAATGATTCGATTCAAAGAATCCCAATCTAATTCTTTATATTTTAAAAAAATACAAAATATAGAAAATCAATTTAATAATATCGAAACAAGATTTTCTTTATATTACGAAGATGGATCTAACGCTATATTACAATCTAAGGAGAATTTAATTATTTCGTTAGATGGTGTATTACAGAATAATAAAATTACTCCGTTATTTCCATCTACATCTGCATATTATATTGATAGATCAGTAATTCCAAATCAGATAGTATTTGTAGACGCACCAAGAAAATTAAATGATCTAAACAAAACTAGATTCTTTGGATATAGCATAGGTAATTATGAAAAAATAAAAGTAGATGAAGAGTTATTTAATGGAAACACAACGGGTCCATTTTTACTCAGAGCAGTTTTTCAGAATAGACCTGTCAATTTAGATGATGACAAAACTATTCTTGTTTTTATTGATGGAATATTACAAGTAAGAAATCGTGCATATACTATTTCTGGATCTAGCATTTATTTTTCACAAGCACCTTTTGCTGGACAAAAAATAAATATTTTATACTTATTTGGCAAAAAATCACAAAATGTATTAACTTTCTTCAATTTTGAAAATAATAGGTTTTTAAATATTACTGAAATTAGATTTGTCCAAAACGCAGCGGTACCATTTGGTGAATTTTACGAAGGTGCTACAGTGTATCAAGGACCTTCGTTAAAAACCGCTACTGCAGTTGGACAGGTAATAGATAGTAGCAAAAGTGGAATTCCCAGAATTATAATAAAACAAAACAATTTTAAATTCAATAAAAATGAAGATTTAAAAGTGTATCGCGAAAATATAGTTGATTTTGTGTTTCCATCAAATAAAATATTGATAGTTGTTGAATTTAACCAAGATGAAAATAAAAATGAATTAGTTTATGATGCTTTAAAACCTTCTTGGTTAAGAAACCTGCAAGTATATCCACGTAGATATAGAAATATTGATGTTGAAGATCAAATAAAAATTGATGGAGAAAATGATTTTCGAAAAATAACTGCTACACCATTAGAATTAAAAAAAATAGGTCATAGAAGCCAAGATATTATTTCGAATAATCATTTTGGATCAATTTCAGTAACTGAATATAATGGAGTTTCCTCTGGAATTGGATTGAGTGTTGTTGCTAATATATCAAATGGAAAAATTTCTTCTTTGATGTGGAATAAAAGAGATTATACAGATATAAAAAAAGTTAGTCAATCAAGTGCTTATGGATATATTAATACTTTAGAATTAATTTTTGTACCACAACCAACTAGAGATTCTTATGGTAATATAACAGGACCTGTTTTTGGGGGTGGAGCTTCTGGATACGCAATTACTAACAATAGCGAAGTAATTGATGTAGTACTAACAAATCCAGGAAGTGAATATTTAGTACCACCTAAAATTTATGTAACAAAAAAATATGACATTGTAAAATCTTTACGAAATATTGTCACTTCAATAACAAATTTATTTTTATCGTCTGAAATTTTTACAGGAGATAGCACAATTTATAGAGTTAACATAATTTCTCCAGATAAAATTGTATTATCTCCAAGTATGATATCTATTTCAGATCTCAGATCTGATTATAAATCAACAGATATTACAGTTACTATTACACCAATTCCAAAAGTTGTAGCAATAAGCAATATTATAGATACACAAATCTTCCTTATTTACGCTACTAATGAAACACCAAGAATTGTTACTATTACTGAATCATTTAGAGAAATTACATCTATTATCTATTTGGATTTACATATTGTTACAATAGTATCATCCACAAGAGAATCAATTCAAACTTTAGAATTTGGAATAGTTGACACTATGGCAGATGACTTACGAGCAGATAAGTACTCACAAGGAAAACTAGGGAATAGATTTAGAGTATTTGAGGACAATAAATTTATAGATACTGGATATTCGGGTGAAAGTAAATTTACTTTAGGAGAATTAGATTTATACTATCCATCATTAACAATAGAAGATATTGAAAATTATTACGAAACTTCTTTCACAAAAACTAAAGAATTGTGGACAGTTTATATACCGTCAATTCAAGAATATGGAGCAATTTTAGACATCTCTTTATCTGTAGCATCAGTGGGTGGTTATGATAATATCAGTGGATTCCTTGGTCAAAATAATCTTGTCTTAGTTGCTGGCGCATACACTATAACTGTAAATGTTGCTTTAGATGGGATAGTTACTTTAGTTAGTGCAGATTTAGGAGCACCTTCTGGTCTTTATATTACTCCTGGAGGTACACGGTTTATCTACAATCTTGCCGATACTATTGTTTACATACCAAATACTTCTCGATTCTCTTCAACAGGAAAACTACTTATTGGAGACGAAATAGTTACTTATACTTCAAAACTGTCTGACCGTTTTATTGGTGTTACTAGAGGAGAAGAAAATACTACTATACAAACACACAATGCAGGTGATTATTTGAGAAGCATAGTATAAGCAGTATAAATATAAATAACTCAGAATTAAAAAACTAGAAAAGAGACGCTTATGACAGCCATCATATCTGAAAATTTTAGAATTCTTAATGCGAAAAATTTTTTAGAATCACTAGCAGAAGGTTCTAGTTTAACAGAAGCAACTTCTGATGAAAGAACAAAAACTTATTTCTTTGTTGGTAGACCACAAAGATGGTCTAGTTATTTAGAAATTTATAACGCAAGCGGAAGTTTTCAAGTAGGAGAAAGAATATTTGTTAGTGGAGCTGGATATTCTGTATCTAGTACGCCATTTGGAGCATTGGTCGAGGCAGTGTTTGAAAATGTTTTAGTAGTAACTAACATTATTCCTGCAGCTTCTGCTACACCATCAATGGGCGCAACAATTAGTGGTAACATTTCAAATACAACCGCAAAAGTTGGTATATACCGATACGGTACTGACGAAACACCAGTTAGACCATTTGATAATCAAACAGAAGCTTTTGAAATTCATAATGACATGATTTCAATGAAAAGAATTGCATCTGATCAAGTTAGAGCAGTTGCAAGAAGGTATAACTGGAATCCTTCTCTGAATCCAAAATTTGATATGTGGAGACCAGACTATTCTGCCTCCAATATTGCACAAGTAGATCCAGATGGATCTGGTGTTGGTCTTCCTTCTCAAAATCTAACGAATGCAAAATTTTATGTAATTAATAATAATTACGAAGTTTGGAAATGTCTTTTTAATGGAACTAGCGAATCTACTCCAACTGGTATAGTTGCATCGTTAGAGCCAACTACTACTCCAGCACCATCAGGATCGGGAGTTTATGATTCTGCTACAGGAATTTTTACAGAATTTCCTACTGTAGCAAATGGATATGTTTGGAAATATTTGTATACTATTCCAACAAGTGATGTTATACGATTTTTATCAACAGATTTTATTCCTGTTGCAAATAACACTATCGTGCAAACATTAGCAAGTGCACAAGCAGGATCTATTACAACTATTATTATTTCATCGGTTGGGGCAAATCTTCCTACTAGTCAATTATTATTTTCTAAAATTTTAGGTGATGGAACAGGAGGAATAGTTGCGATTCAAACAAATTCTTCAGGAAATATTAGTAGCGCGTATCTGTGCAATTCAAGTGGTCAACGAGTAAATATTAGTGGATCTGGATATTCATATGCCAATATTATTTTGAAAAATGGATATTTGTTTAGTAATGCAACTTTAGCAACTCCAGTTGTAGTTGCTGCTAATGCAACAGGATTTATTAGTGTCGTGGTTCCTCCAAGAAATGGACATGGATCTGATCCAATTAGTGAATTGTCAGCAAAAAGAATTATGGCCAACGTTAGATTAACATATTCTGAAGGTCAAGGAGATTTTCCAGTTGACAATGATTTTAGAAGAATTGGAATTATAACTAATCCTAAATTACCTGCACCATCGCTTGAGTTTGCAACTCAAGAATCATTATCTGGATTATATGCGTTAAAATTAAACAATGTTTCTGTTGGATTTGTTACTGATGAGTATATTAAACAGGAAATATCAACTGGAAAATTTGCAATTGGATCTGTTGTGTCTTGGATTTTTGATGAAGTGCCAATTGGACAGACTGCTTCATCTGGAATTTTGAAGTATTTCCAAGAGCCAAACACTCATAAAAATAATGGAGTAGTAAATAAATTTGTTTCTGATGCATCAAAACTAATAACAGGACAAACTTCTTTGATTACTGGAAATATTGAAACTACATATTCAACAGGTGGCGCAATATTGCCATTGTCGGGACTATCATTCATAAATGGATTGGCGCTTCCAGAAATTGCAAAATATTCGGGAGATATTGTTTACATCGAAAACAGAAGACTTATTACAAGAGCTCCAGATCAAATTGAAGATATTAAATTAGTTATTGAATTTTAAGTTACATTACGAGTATAATATAAACTTCAGATGAATAGAAATGCCACAAAAGATTAATCTAAACACTAAAGAATATAATGATGATTTTGAATCGTCTAAAAATTTCTATAAGGTAATTTTTAGACCAGGATATTCTATTCAAACCAGAGAATTGACTACACTACAGTCAATTCTCCAAAACCAAATTGAACAATTTGGAAAATATCAATTTAAACAGGGACAACAAATAATTCCAGGTGAAATATCATTTAATAACAAATTACCATACGTAAAATTATCTTCTGTTTCCGAAGTTGCTGAGAATGTAGGAGGAGAAATAAAATTCAATAAGTATGACATTAAAAATTTAATTGGATTAACTTTAACTGGATTAAATTCCAATGTGCAAGCTATCGTAGTAGAAACAAATTATGCATCAGAAACAGAATCAGACACGATTTATGTAAACTATATTAGTAGTGGCGACAGTAGTGAAAAAACTTTTCGACAAGGAGAAGAATTAGAAGTAAACATTGCAAATAGTCCTAGATTAGTAGTTGGCACTGATAGTAGTTCTTTACCAAGTAAAATTATAACAATAAATCCAGATACTCTTGCTGCAACAGAAATTGCAAGTCCAGCAATGGGATTTGCATCTGCAGTACAAGTTGTAACTGGAATTTATTTTGTAAATGGATTTTTTGTGCAAAACGAAGAATCTCTTTTGATTGTAGACAAGTATAATACACAACCTTCTAAAAAAATTGGATTTGTAATTTTAGAAGAAATCGTGACCCCAGAAAAAGACACTACATTATACGATAATGCTAGAGGATTTTCTAATTTTACTGCGCCTGGAGCACACCGTTTAAAAATTGATTTGAAATTGCAAGCGTATGATTTAGATCAATTAACTGATGATAATTTTATTGAATTACTAACTTTAAGATTAGGAGTAAAACAAAATAAAGTAACTAACAAAAGTTACAATGAAGTTGAAGAAACTTTAGCAAGAAGAACTTATGACGAATCTGGTGATTATGTTGTAGACAATTTTCCAGTAGAAATTAGAGAATATCTACAAAAAAACGAAAATCAAGGAATTTATCCACTTCGAGTAGATGGAAAAGTTGGTCCAGATGAATTTACAGAATTAGAAGCAGAGACAAAAATTCTTGCTGGATTAGGATCTGGAAAATCTTATGTAAGAGGATATGAAATTGCAAACAAGGAAACAAAATTTATTAAGGTAGATAAAGCACGAGATTCGTTAGTTAAAGAAAATAACAGAATTAAAACTTATGGGTTGCCTTCATTCAATATTACCAATGTTTATGGCACTATTCCATTAAATAATGAAGGAGAGCAATTAACAGCATATCCAACTGTTTATTTTTCATCAGTATTTAACGACGGATATCTTGGATACAATGGAGACTATGTAACTAGAAAAACTTTATCTAGAAGATCACAAACATTAAAGTCTCTAGCAAAAACAAATTTATTTCATGATTATGCAATAAAAACAATTTACATAAAAGCAAAATCACCATCAGCAGATTTTAGTTTTATCTTGGGGCAAAAATTATATTATGTTTCTAACTTAGGTCAAAATTTAGCATTAACAGCTGTAAATTATGTTGAAGTAATTGCATATTCTATTGTCGAAAGACTAACAGATTTGGGAGGGGGCGATCTTTATTTAGAATTAACTGTTTTAGGCAATAAAAGAGATTTACATGATAAATTTTTAGAATATGATAATGCAGATTTTACACCAGCAGCATTGGGATCTTCATCGTCAACCGTTGATACGAAAAGAAAACAATTATTTTATAAAACATTAACTAGTACTACAGATAATGGAGGATTTAATGCGCAGAATTATTATTGGCAATCAACAGGTGCTCAAATAGCGGTTGATAAAATTGAATATGAGTTGAGAGTAGTTGGCACCACCAATACTTATGTTGGTAAAGTGACTACTTTAACTGCACATGGATTGTCCGCAGGTAGTGCTGCAACAATATCTAATGCTCTCCCTGGTGTTTATAATGTTTCTGGAGCAATTGTATCTAATGTAACAAGCAATTATTTTGAATATCAATTATCAGGAAATCCAAATTCTATTGCATCTGGTACTATTGTTTTAACGGTACCACTATCGTCGGTAAATGCAATTCTACCGTTTGGAGAAATTGTAGACTATAGTGATACTATTATTCCTTTAATTGGTTTTGCAAAACCAAAAAATATTTCTTTAGTTGAAAGAGGTAGTGGATTCAATCAACAAACGGATAGAGTTATTTCTAAAGGAAGAGATTCTTTAGGAAATGTAAAGTATAATAGTATTTTTAACTTAGAATATTTTAATCCTATTTTCTTTACAAAAATTATTACAGAAACTAAAATTAATATTGGATTTAGTGCTGGACAATATATTGTTGGATCAAGCAGTGGGGCATACGCGGTAATTGAAGGCACAGGAGATTCTACTTACAGTGCTTCGAATATAATATTTGTCAAAATGCTATCTGGAAATTTTATTTCTGGAGAGACAATATCAGATGAATCTGGAAATAGTATTGAAATAGCGAAAGAAAATACATTATCTCATTTCATTGTTACTAAACGAGGCAGTGGTTATTCACAAGCAAACGCAAGTATATCAACTAAGCCAATTTCTATAAATGGTAAAGCAATTGATGTTTCTGCAATTAAACCACAATTAGTTGGTGGTAAAGTTATCAATATTTCTATAATTGATAAAAAATTATTATCAGAAGAATTTGTTTCTCCTCCTTCTGTTATTGTAAATAGTGATTCCACCCCAACCCAAGCAGCGGTTATAAAATCTGTTTTATTCAAAAATGTAATTACCACTTACACAAATGAAAACGTAAAATCACTATATTCTGAGTTTGGTAATGGAGCAGTAAATAAATTTACGGCGGATGTAGAAACTTTTGCTGAAAAGTTTTCCACAAGTAAAAACGTAACAAATTTAACTTTTTCTGGAGGAAAAGGAGAAAAAGTATTATTCTGTCTTTCCTTCTCTGGAAATCCAGCAAATGATTTGCTGCCTGGAGACATTATTGAATATGTAGACACTACTAATGTTGTACGAAGAAATTTTGTAGAGTTAGTAACATCTTCTTCTGGACTATCGAGAGGATTAATATATCTAGATACTGCGTTAAAACAAGCAGTAGCTGGATCAGTAGTTATAAGAAAGCGAGCAAAAATTACAAATCCACCTAATTCATCATTGTTATTTCCAGTTGGATTTAAATCACCAAAAACATTAATTCAAGATAGTGACAATACTCGATTTAAATATTATGTGAGAAGAGATTTTATTACTATCTCGTCTACTTCTGGAGGAAAAATTACATTTTCTGCACAATTAAAATTTGGCACTCAACGATTTGTTGAATTTAACGAAAATAATTTCCTATTAACAATTTTAAACAAAGGAAATTCAAACACTGGATTAGAGAATGGTGATGTGATGTATATTACTGCCGATCAAATAATTCGATTAGATACTGGTGGAGTTGCTATTACGTTAGATAACTTAATTTTTAGATCTGATGCATCAACAGCTTCTAATGTAATTTTAAAATTATCAGCAACAATTGAAATAGATAAAGCATCCCCAAAAACAAAAAATGCTATCAGAAATAAAAGAATTGTTGTTATCTCAAGTGGTGATAAAATAATTCCGTTTAGAGGATATGATTATGACGAGCAAACAGCAGATATAATTTCATATGCAGATGTGTTTGGTGTTTATGGTAATAACATTAAAGTTTTTGAAGGATCTCAATCTAGTCCTCCTATTTTAGATGATCAAAATAATGTGCTTGATGGTTTCGATATTACAAATAGATTTACTTTTGATGATGGACAAAGAGATACATTCTACGATGTCGCTCGATTAATATTAAAACCTGGATATGTTGCGCCAACGGGTCAGGTAATTATTGTTTTTGATTATTTTGAGCATTCACAGGGAGATTTTTCAATTATTGATTCATATACATTAACAGGCACTCCAATAAGTGATATTCCCGTTTTTAACTCTCCTGTTTTGGGAAAAGTTTCTTTAACAGATGTAATTGATTTCAGACCAAAAGTTGATGTTAATACAATTATATCAGGATTTCAAAACAAAACATTATTACTCTCTGGAGAATCAATTGGGTTTAATGGATCTGGTGGTATTCCATCTGCATCTTTAGCGCACGACAATGTTTTAGAATCTTCTATTATCTTTAACAGTCAACAATACTTAGACAGAATAGACGGAATTTTCTTAAACAAAAAAGGGGAATTTATTGTAAAAAAAGGAAATTCTTCATTGAATCCATCTAAACCAGAAACACCAGATGATTCAATGGCATTATATTATTTATTTTTACCTGCGTATACTAAAAACGTTGCAGATGTTAGAGTAACATCAGTTGATAACAGAAGATATACAATGCGTGATATTGGAAAATTAGAAAAACGTGTTGAAAGATTAGAATACTACACTACAATGAGTATTTTAGAGCAACAAACTTTTAACATGCAGATCAAAGATGATATTGGATTGGATAGATTTAAATCTGGTATTGTTGTAGATACTTTTGAAAATCACGCGATTGGTAATTTATCGTCTTTGGATTATAAATGCTCCATTGATACACAACAATCTATTTTAAGACCAAGATCAATAGAAGATTCTTATGCATTGGTTGAATTAAATTCAACTAATCAAGCAAGAGCGACTGACGGTTATCAAATAACTGGTAACGTAATTACATTACCATATACATCACAATCGGTAATTCAAAATAAATTTGCTACTAGTGGTGGAGAAATAAATCCAAATCCATTTGTAGTTGTGCAGTATGTCGGTGATTTATCTATTTCGCCAAACATAGATCATTGGTATGATATTAAACAAACTCCATCTATTCTTAATAATGATACTAAAGTATTTTCTGTATTTTTATCCAAGTCAGATTCACGAGAAGGATATTCTAGTTTAAATAATTTTTATCTAACTAATTGGATAGGCACAAATAGAACTTTTTACAATGTTAGCTCCTTAAATGAAGTAACTTCTAACACCAACACAACAATATTGCCAGCAACACTTTCTACGAGCTCAAATATTAGCCCACAAAATAATGAAATTGGTAAAGGAATACAAAGTGTGAATAATGGATCCAAAGTAGTTTCATCTTCAATTCAATTATATACTAGATCTAAAGAAATTAAATTTTTAATCAGAAGATTAAAACCAAATACTCGATATTACGCATTTATAGATGGTAGAGATGTTAGTAGATGGATTGCACAAGATACTAGATTCACTGGCATCCCAGGCAATTCAGTTGGGGTTTTTGGAGCAAATATTTCTGGCAATGCTATTTCGTCTGATGCAAATGGAGATGCTAGTGGTATTTTAATTTTTCCTGCTGGTTATGCTCCAGTACAAAATGCATCTTGGACTGGCGATATCAATACTGTTGTGTATGATAATACAAAAGATTCTACAAAATTAAATTTTTCTACAGGAATTAAAACTATTAGATTTACTACGAGTAATGATGATAAAAACGATTCTACTGTAGATAGTTTTGCAGAATGTAAATACTACCCAACTGGTATTTTCCCAAATCAACCTGCGTCAATTATATCTACTATCCCGTCTTATTTTAAAGCTCCAGAAGGAATTCAATTTATTGATAATGCATCAACACAATCAAAACCAAGCCCATTATCACAAACGTTTAAAGTAGAAAATTACCAGGGTGGAATTTTTGTTACTGGTGTTGATTTATTTGTTTCTAAAAAAAGCGACACCTTACCAATTAGAATTTATTTAACAGACACAAATAGTGGCAAACCTGGAAACTATATCATACCAGGTACAGAAGTGGTTAAACTTCCAGACACTTATTTGAAAATTACAGTTAGCGCAACTTTAAATCTTACCATAGGAGAAACAATTTCAGGAGGAATATCGGGAGTTAAAGGAATTATAAAAGAAGTTGTAGATAAAAATGGTATAAAATTATCGCCAACTTTGCAAAAAACAGTTGTTTTAACTAATGACCAGGTATATACTTTAGTATTATCTAATTACATAAGTCCTTCTGGTAATCCATTTAAAGCAGGCGAAAATCTAGTCATACAAACGTTAATTGATTTTAATAATAAAAACAATGCCACATTAAGCGTATCAATTTGTAAAGATTCTGGAAGAATTTCTAAACTGCTTGTTACTGATTACGGAGAAGGATATAATTCTGCTACTTTGATTATCCAAAGTCCACAATTACCAGGAGGAAGTAGCGCATTAGGAAATGTTTCTATTTCTAAAGGAGAAGTTTTCGAATCAAATATTATTCTTACTGGATCTGGATATACCGATACTCCCGCTATTATTTTACGACCAAATGGATCAATAAGTAGAGAAGCGGTAATCATACCAGTATTAGAAATCGATACTCCATCTGTAAGAATGGGCGTTTCTGTAGATCCTAACGATGGAATTACTTCACCTTCTATATCACCAACTAGATTTATTTTTGAAAATCCAATTTATCTCCAAAACAATACCGATTATTCCTTATCAATCGAAACTGATTCAACTAACTATAAAATTTGGGCATCAAAACTTGGTGAAAAAGATGTATCAACCTCTCAGGTCATTACTCAACAACCAGCATTAGGATCTGTATTTAAATCACAGAATGTTGATACGTGGACAGAAGATTTAAGTCAAGATATTAAATTTACATTATACCGAGCTGTATTTACTAAAGATACTCCAGCAACTGTAAAGTTGACAAATGAAAGTTTAGGATATGAAATTATAGAAACAAATTCTATAGAAACTGATGCATCATCAAATGATTCTGCAGATTCTTTATTGTTTAAAAATAACAACCGCGTGATTAGAGTTTTACATCAAAAAAATGGATTTGAAGATTCTGGAAAATCATATGTTTCGTTTAAGCAAGTAAATACCGTAGGCGGAATTGAGGGAGAAGAATTTAATACTAATTTATTTGAAGTATCAAATAGTGGACTTGAATATTATAATATTCTATCTGATCTAGGTGCTGGGTCTTCTACTTCTGGAGGTGGCACAAATATTCTAGCATCATATAATAGAAAATATGAAAAATTATATCCCCAAGTTGGATATTTATCGTTTACAAATACACCGTTTAATACTGAAGTAAAAACTACAAATATTATTCCAATTGATAGTATAAACGAAAACTATAATTCTTATTCACAATCTCCATACGAAAAAACATTTTTGAATGAAGATCATTATTTCACAAACCAAAAAGTTATTGCTTCTTCCTTTAACGAAATTAAAAATAGTACATCGATATTAGGAGAAAAAAAATCGTTAGTTTATAAATTTACATTTAATACCACCGTCGATAATTTATCTCCAGCTATTGATTTAAGATCTTCTTCTGTGAAATTAATTTCTTCAGTTGTTGATAGAGGAGACGGTAAACAAACAAGATACGGGAGAAGAAATAAAATATTAAAATTTTATCCTGTTTATAAATTTGCAGTTTCAAATTTACCAGTAAATACTAATAATCAGGCAATATTACCAACAACAGGACAAAGCGTAATCGGTAATACTAGTAAAACTAGAGGTGAAGTGATTAAAGTTTCTAGTAGCACAATCTATGTAAAAATTAAAAATAATGGAGTATATGTAGCAGGAGAAGGATTAACTTTTGGTATTCAAAATCTTGGTAGTGCATCAGTATCTCCAAATGGATTAACTGAAGTACTATCTAATTTCACAGTTGGTACTAGTGTTGCTGTATACAGAGAAGATTTGATTAATAAATTTACCACAAAAATTTATGCAAAAATTATTTCCTGGGACGTAACCAAAAAAGAATTAACTGTATTGGAAGAAAAAGCACCAATTAATAATGACTACACCTCATATGCAGAAGGAACTACTTTTGGAAGATCTTCTGTAAATAACGGAGCAAATCAATTACCTGATATCATTCGTGTTTTTGATAAATTATGGCATCAAAACATTTCTCCACAAAGCTTAATAGACACTAATGAATCTGTGCCTGGTTTTGTAGAAGTTTCTTCTATATCATATTCCACTGGAATTTTATATGTCTCTGATATTAATTCAAAGAATAGTTCTGCTTTATCTAAATATGTAACTAAAGAAATTACTTTAGAAAATCCAGCAACAAGTATTGATGTTAGGTTAACTGCTAATCTTGCACGACAAGATGATGTTGAAGTTTATTTTAAAACCAAGTCAGTAAATTCCCAAAATATTTTTGACGATACTGAATGGATTGCTTTTAATGGTAATGGATATCCCGACATTGATGTAGCTCCATCCAACGAAGTTGCTATTGCTGGATTGTTTGAAAGTCAATCCTCATATAAAGAGCATAAGTATAGTGTGTCGAATGTTAATGAATTTTCATCTTTTGCTATTAAAATTGTATTGAAAGCATCTAATCCATGCTATATACCAAAAATACAAGATGCAAGAGTGGTAGCAGCATTCTGATGAATAACTATTCTAAAGTATATGGTCACGAAGATTTATATCGTGATAATTTGACTGGTGCTATCATAAATACAGATAAAAGTTTATTACATAAAACAAAAAAATCTAAATCTGCTAGTGAAATTATTAAAACATTAAGAGACGATGTAGATAATTTGCAAAATGATATTTCAGAAATAAAAAATCTTCTACGAGAAATAGCTGGTAAGTAATGGCACTAAGAAACGTTTCGAAAAGTTATACATTTGAGCAGCAAAGACAAGAGATAAATTCTCTTGCTTTAGATGTTGGAGATACAAATGCACTTACTACAAATTCAAAAATAGTCACTGTTGCAATAAATGAGATAGTTTCTGGCAATCAGGAATTAGTTAATGGAAATTTTTCAGGAGACTTAACTATAAAAGGAGGTGATATCTATTTACAAGATACCGCTACCGATATTTTTATAAAAGATAATGTATTAAATTCTCTTCTTATATTAGAAGGATCAAATCCATATTTGAGTATTGATACATTAAATGGATCCGAAAAAATAATTCTTCATAAAAATACAGATATTAATGGTGATTTAATTGTAGATGGCAATATTACATTTAGAGCTGGAAACGGTACTGGTGGATCCATAACTTTAGGTGATGGCAATACTGATAATGTAAGTTTTGGTGCTGATATTAATTCAGATATCATACCAAATTCAAATACTTTAAATTTAGGATCATCTACTAAATATTGGTCTTCAATATTTACTCCTACTATCAGCGGAGCGGTAAATGGTGATGTAACTATTGATCCTAACGGCACAGGAGATTTTGTATTTCGTGGTGGCACATCTCAAGACTTTATTATAAATGATGGCGCAACAGAAAAATTTAAAGTAAGTAGTGTAACAGGCGATACTACTATATCAGGTAATTTATTATTAACGGATGGAATAAAATTAGTAGATAATAATTCACAATCTTTAGTAGTAAAAGAAGGAACAAATTTGTATATGTCTTTCGACACCAGTGATGGTGCCGAAAAAATTATTATTCATAAAGATTTACAAATTGATGGCACAGTAACTACTGTAAATTCAACCACTTTAACGGTTGATGATAAAAATATTGAATTAGGGTCCGTAGCTACACCATCAGATACCACAGCTAATGAAGGTGGTATAACTCTTCGTGGTGCAACTGATAAAACTATAAAGTGGTTGCAATCATCTGGATCATGGGAATTTAACAATCCAGTAAAAATTCAAAATGCTTTAAAGATTTCAGCAAATAGTATTGTTAATGAAAATACAACTGCATCAGATATCACAATTACTCCAGGATTGGATAGAGTAGTAATTTTAGATACTCGTGGTGGGTTAGTTATTCCCAAGGGCACGGTTGCAGAAAGACCAACTACTCCAATAGCTACAAGTGGATTAGTCAGATTTAACACAACTACTAATGAAATTGAAAGTTTTATTGATAATGAATATGTTTCTCTTACCGATCAATTTAGGTATGGCATCACTGCACCAGCAAATAGTTTAGGAAACAACGGAGATTTTTATTTTGATAAAGTCAAACAAAATTTCTATGGTCCAAAACAAGGCGGATCATGGCCAGCAGAAATTTGTATAAAAGAAGATAAAACAGAGAATGTTATTTACGTTTCAAAAAATGGCAGCGACACTGCATATGATGGATCTACTCCAGCTAAAGCATTTAACACTATTAAAAAAGCTGCAGAGGCAGCAAGAGCAACTACAGGAAATACTACAATTAAAGTTAGCTCTGGAAATTATTTTGAAGACAATCCAATTTATTTACCAAAAGGAACGTCCTTATTAGGTGATAACTTAAGAGAAACTATTCTAAGACCTATAAATGAAAATGTCGATATGTTTTGGGTGACTAGCGGATGCTATATCGCTCAACTTGTAATGAGAGATAACTATGGGGATACTAGTAATTCCGCAGATTCTTTACGCGGATTAGGTACATTAAATGCTGGTGTTACTCCAACTATAAGTGCTTCTACAACTACGATTAACGTATTTCCTGGGCATAATTTAAAAAATATTCCAGATGTTTTTGGAGATGGTGCTAATATTTTACAATATAAGCGTACTGATTTGATAAACTATGCGTATAGTCAATTAGTCTCTGGATATCCAACCTTAGTAATACCACCAACTAACTTTACTGCTGCATTAACTAGTGGAAATCCAGTAGTAACTGGTGTTAGTAGTATTCAAGGATTAGAAGTTGGAGACGTTGTGACTGGAACTAATATTACTCCAGGAACAACTATTTTAACTATTGATGGACCAACACAATTTACTCTTTCTGCTCCAGCATTAGCAACACAATCTCCTGCAGCACTAAGTGTTCCTGGTGATGGAAAATGCAAGAGAGATTTGGGTTTACTTTTAGACGCAGTTATTCACGATTTAAAAGTTGGTGGTAATATTAAATCTATTTTATCGGGTGAATCATATAGAGATGCTAATGGCAATTTACAACACATCACTACAGAATTTGTACAAACCAAATATGCTATAGACAAATTAAGATTAAAAGCAAGAGATTATGTTGTAGATCAAACTATTATTGCCGAATCTGGATTTTTGTCACAATTTCCTGCAGTAACTATCGGTGATTGTACCAATGTGCAAACAAATATTGATACTCTTTTTGGTATTGTAGTTTCAATTTTAGACGGTGCTGATAGTCCCAAATATAATCCTGGTCCTGGATACATCGTAATAGACCAGGAATGGATACGAGTAGATGGTATTATAGGAAATACCATTACGGTCACATCAGGCGGTAGAGGGGCACCTAACCCTGTTACAGGGGTCTCTACGATAGCATCTCAACATCCCAATGGTGCTGTCATTACTCAAGGTGGTAGAATTTTTAGATATGCTGTTTCATATCCAGATCAGGAAGGAATTAAAGGTTCTGGGAGAATCAGTTTAAATTCATCAACATCAGTTGTAATCGGTGTCAATACAAAATTTCTTTCGCAAACTTTTGTGGGTGGATCAATTAAAGTAGGTAATACTCCATATGTTATTTTATCTATTCAATCAGATATTCAATTAACATTAGCAACTGTACCTGCATCTTCGTTGTCAGCAACAATTTACAAATTTATACCACCCAAAGAAAGAATTTTCTTATCTCCTTATGTGCAAAACTGCTCAGTTATTTCAGTTTTAGGAGAAACTTCATATAATTCCACCACAAGAGCATACGATGCCACTAAAACTAGAGGGGGTGGATTGCTGGTTGATGGAGGTAATTTGCTATCAGACACTCCGATCAAATCGATGGTTGCTGATGCATTTACTCAAGTTGTATTTGGAAGTGTTGGATTTCACTTAAAAAATGATTCATATGCTCAGTTAGTATCAGTTTTTGAAATATTTGAAGATGTTGGTGTGCTTTGTGAATCTGGAGGATATGCTTCAGTAACTAACTCAGCTACTAACTTTGGTAACGAAGCATTAAAAGCAATTGGATATAGTCCAGTAGCATTACCATTTTATTCCAATGGTCGTATTGCTGGTATCTTAAATATCACAAAAACTTCATTCGCAACTAC